CAACTACTACGACACCAAGTAGTACGGCAAGGGAAGGACCCGCCGAAGCTTTTATTTCCCCCCGCCGGGGGAGATCCTAGGACTCCCCGGGGTTTTGGTATGGGGAACCCCTCAAACCCCCCCAATTGACCTGTAGGGACCAGGGAGCATCTTGACTAGCCAGGTTGCTCACCCCTGGCTGGCGCGTTGGGGACGGGTGCGCCAAACCCGCTGCCGCGTCGACCATATCTACCCTGACACATGCGCCTCCAGATGGCCGCGTCGGTGCGCGTCGGTACGGTCAGCTATTCGGGTCAACAGCCTCTTACACGCCGGGACCACCCGCCACCCCGACGGGCGCCGATCCGGCTCCACCCACCACAACACGTCCCCTTTTCACAGCGTCACGGCGCTGCTCCCAGGGGCCCGGGGCCAGGAGCCCCGGAGGAACTTGCCCCCCCCGACCTGGAACGGCCAAGGACCGTGACAACCCCCACCGCCCGGCCGGGCCTCTTACGTGCCACCCGTGGCTGTGTGCTGGGCCTCGCCTAAAGCGTCCTCCCAATACCGACACCACCGGAACCGCAATGCACAGGGATCAACGTCGAACAGGCCGGTCAGAATGTGGACTCGGGCAAGACCACGGACTGGATCCAATCGAGCACATCTGCAGCATCCTCCAGAGGTTGTTTGTAGTAATCACTCTGGGAAGTGGGCAGAGTGATACCCGCAAACATAGCCTCATACTGCCGCTGGAGATCCACAGGCACTCCAAACGCGCGCTCGAAAGAAATCCGCGTAATGTCAAGCACAGGTCTTGCCTCCTCAATCCGCGCCATATGCGCCCCAATTAAAAAATAGTCCCGCAGCGGGTGAGTCCGCGCGGGCCGTTTGAGGGGTCCGATGCGCCGAAGTACCTGAAGGAAATATTCCTGCAAAACAGGAACCCCCAGCGCCAAGGAGAGTTCGCACTGGGCGACACCAGCCATCCACTCAACCGCGAACTTGGGCTCCCGTAGGTGCACGTGACTGGCGAGTGAACAACCAATCACGCGCTCCCAGTCGCGGACCATGGTCCAACCCCCAGGACCAAGGTTGATTGGTGCCGAGCCACCAAACCGTATCTCCTCCATCACGGTCACTGGTTTGCAGAGCGTCATCTCGTGACCGCACGCCTCTTTAACAAGCCGGGCGAAGTTCTCACACACTGACGAGGCGACGGCACCCGGCAGGAACACGAGAGCATTGTCACCATCCACGAGCAGATCGAAATCCACCCGGAGATGGCGCAACACGCCCGCGACAACTGCCAACATTACCAGGGTGTTACCCATGCCAGTATTGACGTCCCCACTGGCACGACCGCCCTCTCGCCAGAACTCGATCCCAGACGGCGTGCGGCCCCGCAGCTCCAACTGAACAGCCAACAACTGACGCAATCTGGTGTCCATCTCATACGCCGAGAGGTACACCAG